CATTACCTACAGCCCTAGCCAAAGTCAGCAGGTCATAGCAGGCTTGCAGGTCTGCCTTAGCCATCTCCAACTGATCAACGAACTCGTCATGTGTGTCAGCCTGGACGGTACGCAAAGCATCTCCGACCTTGACTGTCAACTTGTGCATCGGTTCACTACTCATTGCTTCTCCAAATCACTATCAAATTGAGGGATGTATTCAGTTGCTCCGTGAGCATAGCAGAACTTACGGACACCACAATAGTCACACAGCATGGAAATTGTGGGAACGAATATCTGCATGTCGATGGCTTTCTTAACATCACGCATCCAGCGTTGCACCATCGGCAGTGGGTACTCGCCAAGGTTGTAGACCTTATCCAGCGTGCCTTCCCTAGCCATCCAGAATGCGCCGTAGTCGGGCGACTCACCGAACTGCTCTTGTAGAGCAAGACGGTACACGGCTAACTGCAAGCCACCCTTCGGTGGTTTACCTGTCTTCAGGTCCACGATCATGGTCTGGCCTGTGGCCTTGTCCACAAACACGCGGTCAATGTAGGACTTCAGTGTCACACCACCTGGCAGGTTCACCACCACACCTAGTTCGATGGCTGGTACTCCTTCAGGGGTGTGCCAGATGTCTAGGTTGGGGTTTTGTTGCCGCCAGTTGTAGTAGTTATGCACCATGGTTGGGCCTTCAGCCATCCACCAAGACTTGTCTTCCTTGTTGGGGAACTTCTTGGTTGCCCTACCCCCGGCTCTCCATGGGCCTTCGGGTGCTTTGGCTTCTTCAGCGGCGAACGCTTCACGGAACGCTGCTAGACCGGCATCGTATGCTGCTTGACTCACGCCTGCTCCTTGAGGAGTTGGTGGTCGATAGCATCTGCGGCACTGTGAACGCTTGTGCCACCGACAAAGTACCAGGCAGGGTCTTCCTGCACGCCCACGATCTTGGTGAGCCGGTACTTCTCTCCGCATTGCAGCCACGATGTCAGTTGACTGTGGCTCAGATAGTCGGGTTGTTTATCCATGAGGCTGGATTATGCACACGACACGCCCACTTGTCAAGGATGCGGCGTGTGGTAGTGTTGCTGTTGCGCGAGAGCGTGGGGCAGAAACTCCATTTGACGGGCGACGGCAAGTGCCGGACCTGAAGGGAATGTTTCTCCTACCTGCTACGATCTTGAAATCGTGGGGGGTAGGGGGGCATTTCTCTTTTTCAGGGTTCCGGCAGGGAGCGAGCCTTAGGCGAGCGACCTAGGGGTAGGTTTTTAGGGGTTTGTTTGGGGAAACAACAAATCCCTGTAAGAGTCATAGAGACAACGAAAAAGCCCCCCAACCATATATGGTCAGGGGGCTAATTCTAAGCCGTCTACGGCCCTTAAAAGGCCAATTTCGGGGGGTTAAATTGGGGGTTTTAGGCTAGGCCACGACGGACCCTCTATCCAAGTTCCGTTGCCATATCTTTGCCTGTTCCCGGCTAGTAGCCAAAATAGGAAGAGGCCACACCTTCTTGTCCGTTTCGGCATGCTTTGTGAAAGATATGTGGATATGGTGGTAATGTCCCCATTGTCCCTTTCGCCACTTCCACCATGTGGAACGGTAAGTACCTGAGGTAAGCCTACCCTCATACACCACATACTTCACACGTTCATGCCCAGGCAAAGACGAAGCAGCATACAACCTCAATTGGTTAGCCAACTTACGGGCATTACGACCATTACGCCACACACCCTTCTTGCCCATGTTCTCATCAATATCCAGAGCATGAACCCAACCATTCTTGTCAGGGTTATGATCCGACTTACGAGCAGAATGGGCACGATCCCCAATCCAACCGTCCGATTTCCGGTCACGCCTAGGCCACTTCCGGTCAACCTGACTGCGGAGTTTCACCCCACCAGGAACCAACTTAGCCATCTACAACATCCCCGTCCCACACGACCGAAGGTGTATTCTCAGGTCCGAATGGTGCAGAGGCGAGCGATGTGAGGACCGACGCGATAGCAGCCACCACAGCAACACCCCCGACAGTAGCCCAGTCAACATCAGCAACGCCAGTTTCTCCAATCACAAAAAACGCAAGACCAGCCTGCGCTGCCGTCTTAACTGCACGCTCCGCAGCGCCCTTCCAAAAACCAATAGACCACATCACAACAGTCCCTCCACATCTTGCTCTAGTTTGTCCACATCGTCCTCTAACTCAAGGACAGCGTTCTTCAGGATGGTCATATCCACACTCAAAGAATCAATTTTATTGTGCAAATCAGACAGAGAAAAACCACCATTAGTCTTTGGTTGAATCTGATAGGTGGCATCCTTAATCTCTTGAATGATGCGCCGCTCTAAACTACGGTTAGCCCAACGATAAATGCCATACACCAAAGCACCCACCGCACCAACAGCAATAACTAAATCAAGCCAAGCATTAGCGACATCAACAAACATCACACAATCCGAAGGAGAACCGTAGCGACACCGCCAACACCACTGACACGATTAGTCGGAGGAGTCAAACGAGTGAAAGACACCCGCTCCACATACACCGTGGCAGCCTCACCAGTAGTGAAGTCACGCCACTGCACCACCACAGCGTTCTCTTCCAACTCCTGCAACTTCTGCAAAGTATCCCAAGCAAACCCAGTGCGACCGATCTTCATGCCCTTACGGTCAGTGATATAATCAAACAACATGATCGGAACCGACAACAACCTCGTGCGGGAAGGAGCCGGGACTGCACGCAACTGGTAGCCGATCAACTGCGCTGGACACAAGCATGTAGCATCAGTGCGCAAACGGAAACCAAGGAACAAGTTAGATGCAGGCTCAGGTGCTGCACTGTTCAACTTGCCAGTGACATCGCTGTTGTCACCACCAGCGGTAATGACCTCAGTCCACGAAGAAGGGGAACCAATATCGGTAGTGGAAGCATACGCGGTAACAGTCCCGTCGATATTCTCCTGCGTCAACAGGCGAAGATCACGCCAACCCTTCTTCTCCACCGTACCCAAACGGATGCGACCAGTCTCAAACCAGCCCTCGTCAACGTAAGAATCAGACTCCTTGAAGACACCACCATCCGTGCCAGTAACCGCATACCAGATTTTATCCCCAGAAGTAGTGACGCTAACGCAGTCACCATCCAACGCGGTTGGCGTATACAAGTCAGCAGCATGAGCGAAATCAAGAGTAGTGTTGTTAATGTTCTGACCAAGGTCAATCCGGTACAAGCCAGGGCGGTCCACGCGGTCACCAGCCCGACCCTTATCCCTAACCGTGACATAAACGTAAGAACCAAAAGCAACAACGTCATCAACCGCAGCAGCGGAAACAACCAAAGGACCGATAGTTAGCGAGCCATCGTCATTAATCTGCGCCACACGCACACCGCTAGTCGTCCCAATAATTAGGAAAGACCCAACATACGAGTACATGGAGATAACATTCTCACCGCGAGGCATCTCCGCGACAATCGTAGGCACAGACAACGTAGTAGTCGTCGTAGTAGTAGCGACACCGATACGGTAAATAGCGGAATTTTCCAGGCTGTAGCCACTAGCGTAAATACTCGTAGGCCCGTCAGAGAAATCCGTCCACACCCACCCACTATTCGGGTGCGAAAACAATTCAGTCGGTAGCGTCGCGGAACTAGGGGTAAGGTCGGTGATCTCGTGAATGTCCACACCATCGGCGTACATGACACGGTTCTTAACCCAACGGATCTTCGTGTACGTTGGCGTGGACTTGTTGTTGTATATCAACGTGCCAGTGCCACTAGGTAGATCGCCACGATAAATGCCAGTAGCATTCGACACAAGATAGTATTGACCAGTGTCGGTCATCGAACCAATAGTTCCCGACCCACCCCAAGTGACAGTAGAAGCGGAACCAGCGTTCGTAATATAAGTGAGTGTAGAATCCTCACGGAACAACACACCAGTCTGGACACCAAGGACACTCATGCTGGAAGCAGAAGAAGAATGCACATTCTCCGAAGCCTTCAGCAAAGAAATCTGTCCCGGTGTCCACGGGTCAACACCGCCACCCTGACGGTAACGGAACTGTGCCTCCTCGTCATTCACCTCTAACGGTTCAGCCGATGTCAAACCAGTGCCGTAATGCCAAGATGACTGCGAGCGAATCCAGTAACCAGAGTCAAGGGACTGCTCGCCAGGGTTACGTTCCGTGTCGATACGTTGCCGACGGAAGTCAGCGGTTTCCCGAACGAACGGGTTCCGCTCGCTTGTGGCGAGGAGGAAGGTAAGGTCACCGATGGCGCAGTCCCAGTTAGTTGAGTCAGGAGCGTTGACCTGACCCACACCGGACACGGTGGAACCAAACGACAAATCCTCCACAACATCTGTCGTTACGTCAAAATCAACCACTACCTATCCAATCTGGGTATGAGAAAACCCCCGCACCTCACACATGCGGGGGTTGAATCGCTTGCGGTTATTCGATTGTGGGACTTACCGGCTAGTTCCTGCAACAACAACTTGTCTACAAACGTGTCAGACAGTTGCGTAGGTCTTGCCGTTCGGTAGGACAGTCTCGGTCGGGTGGTCGCAGTCGCAGACAACGCACGCACCACACAGGCAGGCATACTGCGATCCCTTGGCGGTCTTGTTGCACTCCGCGCAGTAGGTCATGGGTTCGTCACTCATGGAGGCAATTTTCCTTCAATGTTTCCAGTTTGCTAAGGGCGACAGGCCGGGCGTAGTCACGAACATTCGGACTTACCGGGTAGTCCCTGCTACAACTCGGGAGCCTCAGGCTCCGGTGCGATGAACTCGTCAAGTTCCTTGTCGTAGCGGTAGCCGATGCCAGCGAACCTGCCACGGAAGTTTCCGTTGAACGAGGTCTGCCGCCACTCACCCGGCAGATGCAAAGTGTTAGCGATAAACGCACGACCCGCGCCTTCCGTTTCAGGGAAAGCGAGTGTGTCTTCGCCAAGGATTGAGTTATGCACGCTAATTACTTGCTGAACAATGCCACTCGCGTCTACTTGTGCAAAATAACCCATGATTACCAGCCAATCGTTCCAGATGAGGTAAACGTATAAATCTTGTAGTCACCAGATTCTGTAATGGTTGGACTACCCGTCACAGTCGCCGACTGGAATGTTTTGTCGTGTCGAATAATGACGACACCAGAACCGCCGTTACCAGATGTTCTGTTGTTGTTTCCAGCCCCACCGCCGCCACCACCTGTAGCAGCGGTTCCATTTTGGCCTATTTGTGCGTTAGATCCACCGCTGCCACCGCCACTTGTAGCGGAACCAGTCGAAGATGTTGCGTAACTTCCACCAGCACCGCCACCAGCACGACCAACGGACGTTCCAGATATTGCTGATGAAACACCAGAACCGCCAGTTCCTCCAACGTCTGCCACCGTTGTCGAACCAATACCGCCAGCACCACCACCACCAGAGCCACCAGACGACGATCCGCCACCGCCGCCTGCATAGCCTTGGCCTGATGTTCCACTACCACCGGACTGTTGTCTTGCGCTACCGCCACCAGAGCCGCCAGAACCTCCGGGCGCTTCAGATGACGTAGCACCCCAAGCGCCGCCACCGCCGCCGCCTGTTGATGTAATTGAGTCAAAGACAGAGTTGGAACCCGCTGAACCTCTTAGGGTTGAATTAGTGTTGCCGTTGCCACCAGCACCGACTGTAATGGTGTAAGCCGTTCCTGGTGTTATGGAAAAGGCTGTTTCAGCAGACGCTCCACCACCTGAGTTTTCTCCGCTAACACTAGAACGGTAGCCACCCGCACCGCCACCACCACCGCCGCCGTAATTACTGGCTTGCGAACCGCCACCGCCGCCGCCGCCAGCAATAACTAGATACTCAACAGATGTCGGAATCTTGCTACCACCAAAAGGGACGAGAGTCCACGCATCCGACCCGGTACGGATCGCCGCTGCACTCTCAAACTGTGCAAGCGTTGTGGCGGTGTTTGTGACTGTCACCCCCGAACCGCCTGCAACAGTAACAGCCCCCGCGCCGTAGTTCACCACGCGAAGGATCGTGTCGTCACCCCAAGCCACAGATGACTGCGGAGGAATGGTCAGAGTGACCGCTGCCGCGTTCGATGCCGTCGTCAGTTTCTCCGCATCAGCGAGAACGAAAGTGTATGTCGTGCCGGTCTGAGCGTTCGTCGGTAGCGCATAGTCCACCTTGGACGCTACATCCTCAACAATGTCAGCCGTGTCACGGGAACGTGTCATGTGAAAACTCCTTGCGAATAATTGAAACGTGGACTACGGGACAAGTCACAGGGCCAATGCCGGATAC